TCACGCACTCTCTCGGAAAACTCGCCCCCAAGGGCAGTGTATCCTGCCTTATCCGTCCATGAATCATCGTGGTCTAGTGTCTCGAGAAGTCGAGCCGTCTTCATCCAGTCCATCATTAGAATAACGTGCTGCTCGGTAAGGTAGCCGTGGCTTATCAGAGCGCCGTTCATAATGATGTTCCAGCCGTTTGCTATACGACTGTGGTTTGTAAAGGCATCGCCATAGTCCTTGGCCCTCTGTCCATTGATCAGTTCTTTTGCAGTGTCCAGTATTTCATCACGTTTCATCAGTGTTTCTCCGTGTTTGAGCTTCCTGTGTGGACAAATGTTTTTAATTCTTCATCCCATGTAAAGTTTTCGCAAGGAATGTCCTCATCCTTAACGGCGGGATCGCCCCACATCTTTCTAGTCCGCACTTCGTTAAGATCGGTCACGCCCATCTCTTTGTATTCCTTGCGCTGGACCTCTTCATGTGCCTTCCATTCATCAAATGTCATTTTCTTCATCTTCTTCTTTCTCCCTTCTTGATCTAGGTCTAACGCTAATCTTCACAGCAGTCGGGTGGTCATACGAATAGAAGATATGATACCCAATACGGACGATCCTGTGTAGTTTCCAGCGCCACACGGGACGCACCGCCGGAGTGTGGTAGTGATCGGCAGTGCTGTACGGCAGAATTGTGGGATCGTTTATAATCTCCGTGGCTAACTTCTGCGCCTTGTCCCAAGCTATCTCGTCCCTGGGTGTAGGTGCATTGCTCTTTCGATAGAACGAGAACTGCCGATGTTGAGTGATAACACCGCACATAGACGATGGCCACCGGGGTGACGCCACGCGATTAACGATCACTCTAGCGACCATAAGTTGACCGTGGATTGGTTCACCCCGGGCCTCATGATACAGGGCCAAGGATAAACATGCTGCGGCGGCAATCAAAAGAACTGCGCCGCAACAATGACGGCGATAAGAACGTAGACGAAAAAAAGAACCCACGGGATTAAACGCTTAATTATTGTTTCTATCATATTGTGTACCTGTAATCTTTGTTGGATTGTAGAATGTACAGAGAGTGTCTCGCTCTTGTGATGCCAACGTAGAACGCACGGTGCTCATCTTCAGGATACTTGCTCTCAACACACGCCTTGGTGGACGCTGTATATACAACGCAGTTGTCATCCTCGCCGCCTTTCATAGCGTGGAACGTGGAGATGTTAATTCGTGGTGGGGACAGAAGGTCGTCGCCCCTCCGGTGGATAGCCTCGATGTACAGACGCATGCTGCTAGATACCTTTAGTACATCGTATGCCGCAGAGTCCGCGCCACGCAACAGGCCGTAGTCTGACATCAAGGTAGCCATATCCAACTCGTCTTCCGGGGCCAATGTATCTAGTCGTTTGGTAGCGCCGCGCTGTACCACCGCATCGTCGCCCTGCTTGGGTAGCCCAGAGTACAACTTCTTAACACGCTCCACCCCCAGCTTCTTATCCTGGCACAGATCTTCCCATGCCATAATGTTCTCGACGAGCTTATCCGATATGCTGGACCGGCCCTTGGTGGAAAACTTAAACCCCGTCTTGTAAAACCACTTCGCCATTTCTTTGACGTAGCTATTCGTCCTTGCCATCACGGTCCACGAACCTTCGCCAAACGGAATGTCGTCCATGTTCCAAACGTATTCCACCGAGCCCATCTCCTCTCGAGGGAAAAACTCTTTCTCCACACGGGAATCAATCCGCTGAACGATGTGCTGGGACAACCTATGGATGGACTCAGGGATGCGGTACGACTGCTTTAAAACCTCTACATCGTCAGACGCATTGATGAACAAGTCTACATTCACCCCAGTCCACCTGTGTACAGCCTGATCGTCATCTCCAGCAATGAATGTCTTCTGAGAGAAGTCAGCCAACTTCTTGGCCATCTCCCACTGCAACGGTGTGAAGTCTTGGGCCTCATCAATAAACAGGTAGTCAAGGTGGGGCGGCTCCCCGATCTCGATGTACTTATCTATCATATCGACAAAGTCGTACTTGCTCATCGTCTGCTTGTACTCTTCGATCTGGGCACTGACCTGCTCTAGCTTAGGGAAAAACAGTGTCCGGTCCCCCGCCTCATTGAACTCTCGGTCCAAGGAAATCATGCGGTATCTTGCACGGGTGATCATCTGAAGGTACTGGGCTCCCGATCCTCCAAGTGTAGGTAGGGTAATACCATCATCCACACTGGTCCGGTCGTTGCCCTCGAAGTCCAGCCCTACTATGGCCCCGATCTCCTGATAGTCTGAGACCTGCATAACGTCTTGCGACTGCAAGCCTAGACCATTGAACCCGAACGAATGGCTGGTCCGCATGTATGGAAAGTCCGTAGGCTGCAACGAGAACTCAGCGCACGAACGTGTAACCATCTCCTCAATCGCCTTGCGGGTAAACGAAATCACCCCAATGCGTGACGGATGTGTCCCTGCGTCCAATGCGCCCTTGATCTCTTGGATCAGACGATAGGTTTTGCCGCAGCCTGGTGGCCCTAAGATTAACTTTGAATTGGGTATCATAGATCTTTCCCCCGTGGTCTGCTGTTCACCCAGTCCTCAATCTCGGTAAGCACCCATCGGCTAGATGACCGCTTGCTGTGCTCGTCTCCAAGAACAATCGGTTGTGGGAAGTCGGTTCTCTGAGCCACCAATTTGTAGATGTACGACTTAGAAACACCCAACATCTCGGCAACTTCTCCTACTCGGAGGAGTCTATTAGAATGGTATGTCATCGTTCATCTCCTTGATCGGTAGTTCAATTTTGTCTGCTTCAAATGCCGGAATCCACCAGCACCGTATCGTGGTTTTTGTTCCATCGGACTTTCTAATACTGTGGTGGGACGAGTCGCCGCCCATGTCTCTAATCATCTGGATCAAATGCCCACGGTTCTCGACCTTAAAACGGCGGTGGTGCAGGAAATCAATCAGCCCCTCTAGTTTAAACATGGTAGTGCCCCCGTCTGTCCACGGCTTGCCCATGTTCATTTCTTCTGGGGCCATGGCCCTGATCTGGCTGGTGCAGTACGACTGAAGGTGGTCCTTGAACTGTCCTTTTATCGTAGCCTCTTCCGGCACATCAAGATAGGTTGCCGTCTGCATCATCTGATTAATCATCGTCTGCCACTTCTGAGGTTTAATTGTTGGCGGCATCATGTTCATCTGCTCCATGCAAGCACGTTGCCACAACACTTGGTTCTGCAACTGCTCGGTGGATAGCTGGATCCTCGCACCATTCACGTCCATGAAATATACGCGGGGTTCAGACAACATGATCGTCAGACCTCCGACCTCGGGTGCATCAGGGGCATCCTTGCCTATCCCGAACTTGCGCACGGCACACACCACCGGATCACAGTAGCTCTTGAACGGCTGGTCCTTGCAGGTGTAGCCCCAGTCCTTCTTGGTCAGGGACTTACGAAGGTTTAGGATCTCGTGTGATGGCAGCGGATCCGCGCAGAGAGTGCGGTTGTCCTCCTCCAGCCTAGCTTCCCAGTCATCGCTGTACTTGAGCTTGTCGTAGACGCCACACATAAACATAGTCTTGTTGCGCTCGTCATTGATTGGCCCCTCTGAAAACAAATGCTCCAGGCATGGCGGCCCATCGGTGAAATGCTTACGCTCCCCCGCGAATTTCAAGCCCTCAAGCTCCGGCAAAGAAATCCGCGCCTTCTCTACTGCGTCAAGGAACTCGTCCAACTCCATGGCTTCGTTCTTTGCATCGAAGCAATACCGCTGTGGTAGCTCGGCGTTGAAGTAGGGCATGTTAATAAAGTTGCCCACATCCCCACGCTCGGCAATGATTGTGTCCTGCTTCGGGAATATCTCGCACCCGCTATAGCCCAGCGCAATCGACATCTCCGACAGGTAATCTCTAACTTGTGCCGCTGTCTCCCAGTCCTTCATAAACAGGTACAGGTGGGCACCGCCAGACTTAGACCGGCAATGCATCAAAGGCAATTTCATCTTTTGTATTTTAGCCTGGAGCTCGGCGTGGTTCAGATCGTAGACATCTATATCCAAACAGCCGAACTGGCATTTGTTCTCGTCATTGATTGGGATGGCGCCAACGCCCTGCCCCCCATCTATGTG